CTGCTGTCAATTCTTATACAGATGAAATTACCAAAAGCTTTAAACAGCCCTGTTTTTTTGTGAAACTGATCAAACGCCGTGGGACTGAGACGAAGAATATAAATAGCAATAGTATCAGTATTGTATTAACTTATTTTGCGGATGGATTTACGAATAAGCAGTTGGCTTTTTTGGATTGCGAAGATGTTATTGATGAATTGTTTGGTAATGGGTTTTTCGTTGGCGAGAGGTATCTTCATATCAAAAACATTGCATCTGAGCGAATTGGAGAGAACCAGGATATATTACAGATAACGGTTGATATAGATTATCTCGATACCACCGGCTATGATGGCGATGCTGGATATAACATGATGCAGAAAGTTAATATGAATATCACAAACGAATAGAAAGGAATGATGGATATGGGATTAGGCTTACCTAGCATTACGATTGCGTTTAAATCGACATCGATTACCGCGGTTGAAAGAAGTACCCGCGGTATTGTTGCAATGATTCTTAAGGAATCAGATGCGAACGTAGCAGGAAAACGCGTGGCTGAGGTTACTAAACAATTTGTGTCAGGAGATACGGTTTTATTTGAGGGAATAACCCTCACGGCAACCACGGACACAACGGATGCGGCACATTTTGCCATTGGCGCAAGTCTTGCGGATACTGCGACTAATATTGTTGCAGCAATGACCGCAAATAGTGCGGTAAATGCACTTTATACAACCGGGGCGAATTTAGCTGTAATTACGATTACGGAAAAAACGGCAGGCGGCGGAAATACGCCTGGTGTGATTACCACCACTGGGACAGGGATTCTGACACAGGAATCTTTGGTAACAAGTTATTCTTTTGGAAATCCAACGACAGTATATTCGACAACGGATATTCCAGATTCATTGTCAGCAGATAATAAGGAGCAGATTGAGCTTGCGCTGGAAGGCTATCAGACGAGTCCAAAACATATTTTGGTATATATCCAAGACAGTTCAGTAACCGATTACAATGATATGTTGCTAGAATTAGAACATGCACGATGGGATTATCTTGTTATTCCGGATATTAAAACGGGTGAGGCAACAACAATCGCAACATGGATCAAAGGATTGCGCAGCGTTAAAGACAAAATGGTCAAAGCAGTTTTACCAAATTGTCAGGCAGACAATGAAGGTGTTGTGAATTTCACAAATAGCAAAATTGTTACAGCAGCAAAAACCTATACAACGGCTGAGTATTGCAGTCGGATTGCTGGAATGATTTGCGGTACCCCAATGACAATTTCTTGCACGTTTGCACCACTTTCAGAGGTTATCGACTGTGATAAATATACGAAAGATCAAATGGATACAAAAATTGGTAATGGTGAATTGTTCATTATGTACGATGGTGTGAAATTTAAAATTGCTCGTGGTGTCAATAGCTTTGTGACAACTATTGAGGGCAAGAATGACAGCTTCAAAAAAATCAAGCTGATTGACTGCATGGATATGATTCATGATGATATCAAGGACACGGCAAACGATAGTTATATCGGTAAATATGCAAACAGTTATGACAATAAATGTTTGTTGCTTTCGGCAATTCAGGGATATTACAATACTTTAGAAACAGAAGGGTTGCTCGATCCCGGGAAAAATAGTGTAAATCTCGATTTGACGGCGCAAAAGAATTATTTGCTTTCGAATGGGGATTATACGGCTGCCGAATTGGCAGAAATGAAAGATCAGGTTGCTAAAGAAGCAAATACGAGGGATCAAGTTTTCTTGACTTCAAACTTAAAAATTCTTGATGCTATCGAAGCAATTACAATGAATTCATATATTTGATGATGGGCCGGAAATTCCGGCTTTTTATTTTGGATAAAATAGGAAAGGGATGATTATATGAATGGAATGGCAGCAAAACAGGTAATGAATGGAACCCATGGTGAAGTTTGGATAGATGGAGATTACATGGCTCAGGCTACTGAATGTAAAGCTACCGTGACACAGAAAAAAACGGCAGTATCGATTGTAAAAGTAATGTCAGATCAATATAAAGTCACTGGTTATGAAGGCAAGGGCAGCCTGAAAATGAATAAAGTCAGCAGCTACATGATTAAAAAGTTATCGGATAACATGAAGGCTGGAAAGCAAACGACTTGCACGATTATTAGCAAATTATCTGATCCGGACGCGATTGGAACAGAACGTGTTGTCATCAAAGATGCGGTATTTGATTCTTTGATTTTGGCGGATTGGACAGCAAAAAAATTGGGTGAAGAAAGTTATCCGTTTACTTTTACGGATTGGGATATTTTAGACCAGGCAAGCGAATGAGTTGGTGAAGCCAATGGCGTGGCTATTTTAATTTTAAATAAAAAGGATGGATATAAAAATGTCACTATTAGATAAATTATTACAGGCAGATGCCGGAAAATTAACAGAAAAACCTCATAAAATTTTTGAGGTAAAACGTCTTTCAGCAGCTTTGAAAACTAAATTTGAGCTCGAACTGCAGGCAATTGATGCACAGCGTTATGCAGAGATTCAACGGATGGGCATTGATCTAGGTAAAAAAGGAAACGTTCGCGACGTAAATATTTATGAGATGCAGGTTTTTACCATTTTAGATGGCGTTAAGGCACCAAATCTCAAAAATCAAGAGCTCTTGAAACATTTTGGCGCTGCTACGCCAAAAGAACTTCTTGCAAAATTGTTTTTATCCGGTGAAATCGCTGATGTTTATAATGAAATCAATGAATTGTCTGGTTATGAAAAAGATGATGACGAAGCCGACGAAGAAATAAAAAACTAATAAAAACCGACTGGGAAACACAGTTAATATATTATGCTTGGCGGTTTCATCATAAAATACCAAGCGAAATATATTGGTTGCCAGTCGGTGAAAAACAAATTTTGTCTTCTTTTATCCGTAGTGAACTGGACGAACGAAATAAAGAAAATACCCCAGAAGGGGATGAATAGATGGCCAAAGTTATTGATGCAACTCTTCGCCTAAATGATCAATTCTCATCTACCTTACGAGCGGTTGATTCTGTTATAAAAACAAACGAAAGTGCCATGAAAGCGGCAACTGCAGCTACAAAGGGTGCCGGTTCAGCCATTAAAACCTATGCCGTTGATATGAAAGAAGCTGAAAAAATAAATCAGCGTGTTTCTAAAAGCGTGCAAGGCATGGGAAAATCATTGACCAATGCAGCAACGAAAATGACTTTGTTTTCTGCTGGGTTAGCTGCGGCAGCAACAGAAGGAATAAAGCTTCATTCCGAATATGAGGATGGTATGGCTAAAGTCTCCACTGCAATCGACCGTAATGTCGTGAGCCTGCAGGGATTATCAAATGGTATTCGTAAAATTTCTGATGACACAGGGAGATCCGTTACAGAGCTATCAGCTGCAGAATATCAGGCTTTGTCTGCGAATGTTGATAGTGCGCATGCGACTGAATTTATGATGGCAGCAACAAAAGCCAGTATAGGTGGTTTTTCAGACCAAACGACTGCGGTCGACGGGTTAACTACGGTTTTAAATGCTTATGGCATGAAAACCGAAGAGGTCACAAAAGTTTCTGACCAAATGATAGCGGCGCAGTCTCTTGGTAAAACCACATTTAATGAAATCAGCCAGACTATTGGTGGCGTTGCAACTTCTGCCAGTATGGCAGGAATCAAAACAGAAGAACTTTTAGCTAGTATCGACTCTATTACGAAAAAAGGTGTCAAAACACCGGAAGCAGTAACACAGATACAGGGTATGATTACAGCAATTCAAAAACAGAGCGAACAGTCCAAGAAAGCGGCAAAAGGAATCGGTTTGGATTTTTCCGAAGCGCATTTAAAAGCGGTTGGCTTCATGAAGTTCATGCAGGAAATAAAAGATAAGTCTGGAAATGACAGCACAATTTTAACGCACTTATTTGGGCGGGTTGAAGGCGTGAACGGGTTTAAAGAAATTACAGCTGATATGTCTGATTATGCTGCCACTTTGGATAAAATAAAAAATAGTTCTGGTGCGACAGCCGAAGCCTATGAGGCTATGATGACACCAGCACAAAAAACTAGAATAGCCATGAATGAATTAAAAAATGCCGGTATGGATTTGGGTGCAGGTATGGCACCGGTATTAAAAAGAACGACTGCCATTTTAAAATCCATAGCAAATACATTAAATGCAATGAGTCCGGCACAAAAGGAAATGCTTATCGATGTTGCTCAATTTATTGTTATCGGAACGTTAGGCGTTAGTGTCCTTGGTAAAGCAGTATCAGGGTTTGGTTCTGTATTTGGGATGGTTACGAAATTTGCCAGTGCTGTAACAACGGCTGGTGGCGTGATTCCATTGCTTACAAAAGGATTAACTTCGATTGTTTCTACCTTAAAAATGGTCGGAGTGGCAATGAAAATGATGTTTTTAAATCCATGGGGTATTGCAATCATGGTGATTATTGGCTTGATTTATTTGCTTTATACGCACTGGGATACGGTAAGTGCTTATTTACAAAAGACCTTTGGTGGGTTAGGCGAAAAGGCTGGTACAGTCGTTGATAAAATTGTTGGCTATTGGAATAAATTTATGTCTGCGTCAGGTAATAGTAGTACTGCAATTGGAAAATATATCTCTTTATTAAAATCAGTTTTTGGAATCGAATTTTCTATTATTTGTGCAGTTATATCGACAACTGTAAATTTGCTTGGCGATTATCTTAATGAATTAATGCAAATTATAAATGTTGTAATATCCGGAGTCATTAAGATATTATCTGGCTTAATTGACTTTATTGTTGGTGTATTTACAGGAGATTGGCGACTAGCTTGGCAAGGTGTTACCGAAATTTTTAGCGGGATTTTTGGAACGATCAAAGGTATTGCTGATGTTGTCTTAGGTGGCATTAAAGCATCTATCAATGATGTAATCAGCGGCATAAATTCCGTATCCGTTGATATTCCAGATTGGGTTCCTGGAGTTGGAGGACAGCACTATCAACCATCTATTCCTCCTATGCTGGCTAAAGGTACGGATAACTGGAGCGGCGGTCCTGCAATGATCCACGATGCAGGTGCCGAAATTGTCGATTTACCAACAGGATCAAGAGTTATTCCACATAATAAATCTATGCAGCAAGAATATGCACGCGGTAAAGCTGATGGATCAGTAAATGGCAAAGGGTTTAATATTATTATTCAGCAAATGTCAGTTCGTGAAGACGCCGACATTGATAAAATAGCCACAGCGATAGCTGAAAAGATAGAGTCTCATGCCATGAACCAGGCAATCGGTGCAGTTTAAAAAATAGCATAAAATCCAACCGTCTAGAAGCCTTTTTGAGCGGTTCTATTTTATTGGACTATGGCTGTTTGTATAGGTCGTTTTTTCTTTATAAAAAGGAAGGTGAAGAAATGAGCTTTTTGTCTTCTCTTATGTCATCTTTAACGGCAACGAGTACTGGTGGAAACACGCCACCGAAAATTTACTTGCAGAATGACGGCAGCCGGATACAGTTCCCTGTCGGGCCGAGTGCTTTTGAAGTGAATGTAAAACAAAATAACAGCACAATTAATATCAATAATATTGGCGAACTCAATATGTTAGGTAAAACCGGCTTAATGGCATTGTCGTTTGCTTCATTTTTTCCTGCGCAAGCTTATTCTTTTTGCGCTTGTACGCCAAATGAACCTTCCAGTTATGTGAATTTGATCGACAAATGGCGAACGTCTGGCAAACCCTGCAGGTTCATCATTAGTGGGACACCGGTTAACTATGCAGTTACAATTGATGGGTTTAAATGGGGCGAAAAAGATGGAACTAGCGACGTTTATTTTTCGTTAGATTTTAAAGAATATAAATTTGTTGGTGGAGCACTTGATTCAACCGCTTTTAGTGAAGTAACTGGATTAAAAAGTCGGTCATCTTGGCTCGAAAGCACACTGCAGAGCATAACGGCTTATCCTGGGGATTCGATCGGCGATGTTATTGGGCGCACGGTTGGTAAGACCTCAAGCTTTGGGACGAATGACACGAATATACTGACTGCTTATAAAGCCGTTGCCAAAAGTGGTGGCATTAAGGTCGGAGATGTTTTGACATATGCATCAAGCAGTAACACTTTAAAAGTAGGCGGTAAAAATGTTTAGTTTTAAGTGGAAAAATCGCATAAGTGGCGAGATAAAAGAGATCACGGATTATGTTGTTTCCTGTAATTGGTCGGGAGCCACGGATCAAGCAGCTAGAAAGATTGACTTTTCCATTGCCTATAATACAAAAGATACAGGTTTTATAAATCTAAATATCATTGTTGGCGATACCGTTTATCTTTATTGGACAGATGATAACACGCAAGGCGCTCAGGCTATAGAAATTTTTCGGGGAATTGTGTTTTGTCGTAATAGAAATACCGCGAATTTTACTTTTGAATTTACGACATATGATCGCTTGATTTACTTGGCTAAATCAAAAACCACAAGAAAGTTTTCTAATATAATTGTTGAAGCGGTTATTGAACAGGTTTGTAATGACAATGGTATCGAGATTGGGAGTATTTGCCCGATTGGTATTTACGTTGACTTCATTGCAGATAAACAAAGCTATACGGAGATTTTGAAAAAAGCTTTTGCTTTGGCATATGCGCAAACGGGTAGCCAATACCATTTTTATTTGAATCAAGATAAGCTTTATGTCGTCGATCATTCCGAAATAATCGAAAAATATACGGCGAGTGATTCAGTAAATGTCCAAAGTTCGCAGCACAGCGAATCAATAGAAGATATGGTAAATACGATTATGATTGTTGATGCTAACGGTGCCGAAGTCGGTCGCGTTAGTAATGACGGTGATTTTTCTGCTTATGGTTCGTTGCAAGAAGTCTATAAAGTAGATGCGAAGCAAAATACAGCAACAGCGGCAAAAGCCATGCTGAAAACCGTTGCTTTTAAATCAAGTTTATCGGCGGTCGGGAATGTGCAATGTATTTCTGGTTATGCCGTTACGGTGCAAGAAGAGCAATTGAAAGGTATCTTCACCATTAAATCAGATCGTCATACAATAGCAAACGGAGTCCATTTGATGGAGCTCGACCTAGAATTTTTAAAGGCGGTGTCTTCATGAAAAATAAAAATCCATATGGTACGATTTTAGACGTTATGAAAGATGTAAGTGAAAATTGCAATAGTCCATCTATCCAGATAGGCAGGATTATAACAGCACCACCAGAAATCCAGGTTTCATATAATGGAATTACTTTAAATAAAGATGAGGTTTGGATATCTGAATATCTGCTGATTGGCTATGAACGTACAGCGAAAGGTCATATAGTTTCAGCAACGCAAAATAAGGCTGGTGGTAGTGGCGATGCGTCTTTCGAGAGTCATAACCACGATGTCGATAATGATTACACCAACAATATTATTTATACAGATACTTTAAAGCCGGGGGATTATGTTAGTATTGATCCTATTATGAGTGAAGACGGAACAAGCCAGCAGTATATTATCCAGGATAAAATTGTCCGGCTAGACGGGAGCGTTTAAAGATGGCTAATCCTTTTGTTTCTGGAATTTCTTCGGTAAACACAACGAATGCAGAAAATAGTTTGCCGACTTTTCAAGAATATGCTTGGGATTTTGTAAACGATCAATTTATATTTGAATCCGGAAAGCATAAAATTGTTACGGACAATGAAGCTTTAAAAGTTTGGATTTATAAGACGCTCAAAACGGAGCGGTGGCGGTATGCTGCTTATGATAATGATTATGGCATCGAGCTTGAACCATTTATTGGAGCTTATGCAAATAGCACCGGTAATTCCGTCGAAATCGAACAATATATTTCAGAAGCCTTGCTAATTAACCCGTATATCAAAAATATAGATGATATACAGGCTTTAATTGATGGCGATGCGCTCAGCTATACAATCGCTTTAACAACAATATACGGGAGTTTTGTTACGTCGACTATTTCATAGAGTAGTTGGCTTTTTTATTTTAGGAAGGTGAGAAGATGAGTTTTGAGCAACAAAGCGTAAGCGATGTTTTAGCCAGGTTGAAAACGGATTTAACAATTACGGACAACACAGCAACAACGGTCGAGGGCTCTTTTAATGCCGATATGCTTACGGCCAATTCCATTGAGTTTGGTCAAGCCTATAATGAAATGAATTTAATGATTGAAGCAGCCTTTGCGGATACTGCTTGGAACGATTATTTAACAATGAAAGCCACAGAAATGGGCGTTGATCGGAAACAAGCAACGGCTGCAGTTGTTACTTTGAAAATTACAGGCACCGCAGGGGTGCCCATTATCAAAAACAGCCTTTTTTCAACACCAGAAGACTTGAAATTTTATACGACTGTAGCTGCTGTCCTTGGAAGTGATGGCACTATAACAGTAAAGGCGCAATGCGGTGATACCGGCACAGCTGGGAATGTAGCTGCTGGAACAATCACTAAAATTCCTTATTCGATACCAGGAGTTACAGCCGTGACGAATGAAGTTGGTGCAGTTGATGGCTATACAGAAGAAACCGACGCGCAGTTATTGGCAAGATATTTGCTTAAGGTTAGAGCACCGGCAACATCTGGCAACGCTAATCACTATCAAGAATGGGCTTTGTCCGTTGCTGGAGTTGGACAAGCAAAAGTTTATTCTGTTTGGAATGGAAATGGAACGGTAAAAGTCATTATCGTTGATAGCAACAATGCGACAGCAAGCAGTACTTTAGTGCAAGCCGTTGCTGATTATATTGAAACGGTTCGTCCGATCGGGGCGACCGTCACAGTAACAAGTCCAGCTCCCTATCCAATTGATATTTGTGTGGACATCAAGGGTGTGGCTGATATCGACACGGTCAAAGCAGCTGTAAACGCTTATTTTAGTGCCTATGGCTTTACGTCAACTTATATAAGCTATGCTCAGATCGGAAAAATATTGCTGGATTCTGGCATAATTAGCGATTATAAAAATCTTATTGTTTGTGGTGGCACTAGCAATGTCCCGTTAACGATTGACCAAATACCAATTTGCGGGACGGTGACGCTTAATGTCTACAGCAGTTAATAAAGATTGGATGAGACAAGAGACGGTAGATATTTCAAAATATCTTCCAGAGTTCTTACAAAAAGATGGAAACTTTTCTGCTATAACTTCTGCTTGCAGTATGGAGCATGAAGAAATTCGGACAGTGCTACAGGATATTTTTGATCAATTTTTCGTAGAAACAGCGACCTGGGGCTTATCCATGTACGAGCGCGTTTGGGGATTGATACCAGCTGCGGACGAAACATACGAGTATCGACGCAAGCAGATTTTAATCCATATGGCGGGGACAAGCATGAGCACGGTTAAATTTTTGACGCAGATTGTAAATACTTATGGTTCTGGCTATATCAAAGAATACAATAATGAATATTATTTTAATATTTATGCGGCATGCAATGATCCTGCAGCTCTTTTAAAAATGAAAGAAGATATCGGGATTTATAAACCGGCGCATTTAGGTTTCACGATTTATTTAGGCTATTCATGGAATGGAGATATTACGTTTGACGGTAGCAAAACTTACGGAACTTATATAGTAGATGGAGATGGATAATTATGGCTTACGATATGAAATGGAAAACTTTATTCCCCGCTGCTGTAGGAAATGGAGTACGACCTACCGACCCCATAGACAATACGGCGGATTATCAAACAGATGGTTTTCCACAATTTATAGCAAATGATCCCGTACGGTATGATTTACAAAATGCGATATTGTTACAGTTGTTATCAAATGATGAAAGATTAAAAGAAATACTTAATGGAGTAATTGCCGATTATGTAAAAAAAACCGGTGATATAATGACCGGTCAGTTAGTCGCCAACGGCGGAATTAAAGGTGATTTGACAGGGAATGCAACAACCGCAACAAACATATCCAATACAGGTACCGTTACGTTAGCAAAGGCAACAGAACAAAACCAGATTGATATTACAGCCCCAGCGTATAACAGTGGTAATCCTGTAAAATTACTTAATTTTCACTGGTACAATGACACATATTCGTTAGGTGCTATCCGTAGTGATAATACGGCAATCGGTGGTCTTGGTATGTATCTTAATGGCACTCAAAAGGCATATTGGGACGCGTCAGGTAATTATCGACAGACTGCTGGATCAATCTTTAGTGATAATTTTTTGTTGTTCTCTTCTGGATCTACAGGGATTAGTTGGGGGGGCGGTGATACTGGTAACCCTGTAACTGATCAAAAGGTTAATCTGAAAATCTCTAGTTGGTATGGAACAGGTTTTTATGATGGCTGTAGCGGCAATGGATACACCGTAGGTATAAACCATAGAACAGGCGATATTGTTTCAAAAGGTAGTGTAACAGGCAGCACTTTTCATACACCTGATTGGTTTAGGACTACGGGTGACACTGGATGGTATAACGAAAAATGGGCGGGCGGTTGGCATATGTCCGATGCCACCTGGATTCGAGCTTATAACGGAAAAAATGTATATACTACGGGCGTATTTCAAGCGGATGGCGGTTTTAATGGAGCATTGCATGGGACAGCAGACTATGCAAGTTATTTGTGGTCAACTACACATAAAGGAACATATTATATATCCAATGCATGGGATGGAACATACTGGAATCTTACGTCAAATCATGGTGCGCCTGTTAGAACTGGATATGCAGATAACTCAGGCACCGCAAGTTATGCAAATAATGCTGGTGCAGTCAGTGGACATGTATTTAATTGGTCAGGTCAAGACGGCCAGCCGACTTGGTTATGGGGTGGCAACGATGCAAACAATATGTATGTATATAATCCATCGAATTTCAACGTTAATTATGCCAATGGTGCAGGCAATGTAAATGGTTATAGTGCTGATGCATTGAAAAATAGGATCGGCGGCAGAAATACACCAGTGCTTACCCCTCTA